TTTTTTTCCATTTGCAGTTGGCATAAAGGCTTTCCTATATTAGACATTCTATAAGAAAATTCCTGCTTTCTTTTATCTGTAAATTGTTTTTTAACTGCTATTTTACATGCTTCACCAAACTCTTCAATAATGTCATCAGACATTTCGACAGAGGCCTTATTAGCCTCTGCCAAAAACATCTGCACCCGTGTAAGAATATCTGACATTAAGATGCTAGTACTTCTTCAGGTGACTGCTCAACTTCATTAATCACTTTAGCTGATTCAATGTCTCGAGCCTTATTGTGTTGAGCAGCTTTCCATTCAGTCACAACTTCTTTATTTTCTTCAACAACAAGTTGATTAAACATTTCCATTGTTTCTAAATCTTTTTTCGTAAATTCAACGTTCTCATCATCAACATTAATACTTGTCATGTAGTAGACATTAGCACCATGTTTCTTTCTTTTAGATGAAAGAATAAGATTTGTATTTTGAATAAGACGATTTCTTCCTTTTACACTTTTTATAATTTCATTAACAGGTCTAAAATTCATTCCCGTTACTCTCCATAAAATAGGTAAATTCTCAATAGCTGTTGCAGTTCCATCTCCTGCTACGGCATCCATATTAAGTAAACCATATACAAGAGTATAACACTTAATTTGTTTTTGTCTTACCAATTCTTCTTTTGGAAGACTATCCTGTTCCTTGAAAGGAATTTTACCACACTTTGTACCACCATTGGTATCTAATGGTTCATCCTTCCAGGATTTAAAAATAATTGATTTACTTGAATAATTATTTTCATCTGGATTATATTCCATGTATTGGTATGCCCTAATAAAAGGTCTAAACTTAACAGGGCCATTACTTTTTTTACTGTAAACCTTTTTATCTGATTCAGGGTCATAAATTGTGTAGGTTCCTACCTCTAATTTATTCCCATCATCATCTTCTCCTGCTCTATTTAGCATGAGACGTGGTAGTAAATTTCCACCCCCTCCAGAGTCATCTTCTTGACCCGTAAGACGCATAATCTGGTCTTTGGAAAGAGTATCAAAATTTGCTAATTCATTTGACATATATTTATCTCCATTAAATTAATTTTAAGTCGAGCCAATTATACCCGATTTTTACTTCCGTGTCAAGGGGAATATTGAAATTTATGCCATAGATTTCCTTCAATGATTTTATTACTTCTGATGAACCTTTTCGCATAAAATTAATAGCAATATCCTCCTCGTCTGGATGTACATCAACTACAACAGAGTCATGTACTGTGTTTATTAATATACTCTTTAATTGATGTTTGTCAAACAATTTTTGTATATTAATGCACGCTAGAGGGACTATGTCCGCAGTAGCAAAACCCTGCACAGGATAATTTTTTATCTGCGTAGAGTAACTTGAACCTCCCCAAGGCATACGTTCTGCTTGTGGAAAAGCATACTCACGTCCTGTGGGTAGTGTAACTGTTTTATAGGTTATAGCTTCGTCTTGCAATTTTTCATGCCATTCAGCTATCTCTTTATATTTTTCTTTAAATGCTTTATAATATTTTTTTTCATTGTCCGTTCCAGACATACCACCATATAGTGGTTTAAAAGTATGAGCTTTTGCATCTTGACGGGAACAACCAATGATATCAGCAGTATATTGATGAACATCAACTCCATTTTCAATGTCTTTCATTCCTTGTTTATCCTGTGCTAAAAATACAGCCGTTCTAAATTCTAATTGTGCAAAATCTACTTCGGCTATTTTTCCATTTTCAAATCGTGATGTGATAACTCTTCTAATTGGAAATGTTTTTGCACGGGGTTGGTTTTGAAAGTTAGGATTAATACTGGATAATCTACCTGTTGTTGTTCTATGTTGCATAAAATTAGGATATAAAAACCCATCTTTTCTTATATGTTTTTTTATCCCATCTACGAATGTAGATAAATAAGTTTCTAGAGCATTATATCTTGTAATTTTTTCAACAAAACTTTTTAATTCCAAGTCATTTCCTGTAACTCTGTTTAAAGTAAACCTATCTGTTTTAAACCCACCTTCTGAGGCATCCGATACAAATTGTGCACGTGCCGTAAACCCTGCTCTTTCTTTTGTTTCAGTGTATGTAACGCCCTCGGAATTACATTCAGGACATTTTGACATATTTTTATATGGGTTTCCATTAATTTTGTATCTTTGTACATACCCATTGCCTTTACATTCATCACATTGTTTAGCTTTAGTTTTATACACCGGCAATAAATGCATCATTAATGTTTTTTTAAATTCTAATTTTGTCATTCGTGGACGTTTCTTAGGTTTTCTTGTGTACTTGTCTATTCCTATATTAAACTCCTCCATCCACTCTTTTTTATCAGCAACTTTTGTTCCATAAATTAACCACGATAGTTGTTCTGGACTAGAAGGATTTATTTTTGTATCCCCCATTTTATCATAAATTATTTTATCAATTTCAATTCGCAATTTATCATATTCTATTTGAAATTCCTGTTCAACACTTTTAAGTTCTTTCAAATCAATATAAATGCCATTTCTTTCCATGTTCACAATAGTTACACAAAATTCACACATCATTTTAATAGTGGGAATTAATCCTTTGTTTCTTGGAAGTTTAAAATCATCCATCTGACTTTGAAATAAAGCACTAGTAGCTTTTATATCTTGTCTCCCATATTCATCAACTATTTTCATAGGAATATGCTCAAATGAAATACCTCGTTCCATGTAAGATTCAGTTAAATCAGATTTTCTATGGACATTTCTTCTTTCACAGCAGTTTTTTAATTTTAACCATTTTTTAACACCTCTTAAAAGAACATATTCTCCTAGCATTGTGTCATATATCTTACCGTTGTATTTAAATCCAGTTTCATACAACCAACCAACATCAAATTTTGCATTGTGAGCAACAAGTAGGGTTGTCTTATCTAAAATTTCTTGTACTTTTTTAACAGGAGGTTTTCCTGTATATTCATCATGTTTAAAAAAGAAATACTCATCATTCATACCAATACTCACAATAAAATTATCAGGATGATTAAAAGACGGGTCTCTGTCTTTTACTCTCCCACCTTCTATAGCCTGTGATGAGGTTTCTATATCAAATACTGTTATCAATCTCTATACCTCGATATTTCTGGTTCAATTTTTACCATGACCTTTCCATGCCAACCTGTTATTTTATTTTTACTTACCGATAAACTTCTTTCATTTTCATTACTATATTCACTGTTTGGTTTATAGCCAACCCCTATAATGACATCAGCTTCTGCGGCTTTTCCTGTTTTGCTATTTTCCATCATATCAAATGTCATGTCCCATTTTCCAGATGCATCAGCAGATGCTTGTGAGATGCCTATCAGGGAACAATTTCTTCTTTTAGCTATCTCTCTTGCTCCTGTATAAATGGCACGTAATTTTTCATCTCCCCTAGCAAATGTTCCCCCTATATGTATTTTATCCAGTTGGTCAACTATTAGAACATCAGGTTTCTCTTTTGCTACATAGGAATCTATTTTTTCTAAAGTCCAATCAACGGTATCTAATATCTTTATATTAGTCTTAATTTGAGACCATAATTCCCCTGCTCTATCAGGATTTTTTCTTATTTCAGCAAATGTCATGCCTGTATGAGCATTGATTAGTCTCATTTGTGTACGAATTGCAGGCTCTTCATTAATAAGAGCACACACCTTCGCCCCTTGGGTGGCAAAACCGTTCCGGCCTGCGACCAAATTAACCCAGAATGCAGTCTTGCCACTTTCAGGTCTGGCAAAAATAATAATAAAATTACCCTCACCAATTCCGTTTACCCTGTTGCGTAAATCTGTTAAATTAAATTTCCATTTAGTATTATCTTTTAAAGATTCAATTAATTCTTCAATATCATCTGTAATATTTTCATACTCTTCTTTATAAATTCCTTTTGATTCGTCAATTAATTCTTGAATACCTGTAAAACCATCTTCTCTGGTATTATTATATAATTCTGTTGCAATAACAGCTATTTTTCTTGCCACGTTTTGTTTATGTAAGGATTCTAAAATAGTTGTTGCAATTTTTTTATTTGGTTTTTCTTTTTTTACCTCTTCTAGTAAATTATAAAAATTTTCTTTTGCTGCCCGTGATAATGCAGGGTTATATACCTGTGTATGTAGGGTAGCAATTTCATCAATACTTAAATTTGAATCTGATTCTTGATGAGCTTTGGAAATTGTATCATACAATGTTCCTGTCCCATTTGTAAACATAGTTTTAGATACCCGACCTTTATTTTTTTCATAAAAGTCCTTATCTAACAATAAATTTATAAGTTGTTTTTCAATCATGAAGTTGTTTTATAATTTCTTTTTCTGCTAAAGTCAAATCATCCTTGTGATATGTCAATCCATAAAGAACATTACTAGGGTCTTTTGATTTTTTATTTGTCATAATATCATATAAACTTTTTCTTTCTTTTTCAGAAAGTTTTTGCTTCATTATATACTCATCCATTTCATTTTTAAATACATATCTTCTGACTGTGTGCATTGTTCTGCTTGCCCATTCAAAAATCTTTACGTGTTTTCTTCCAAATTTAATAAAGTATCCTCTTCCCCCACCTTTAAGTTTTCGACTGTATTTTCCTAAATCCATATCCACGTGATACCACATTATTTTTTTCCCCAATCATCTGACTCATCAGTTTCTATAGATGTTGTCTCATGTTCAAATATCTTTGCTATCGGTATCACAACACACATAGCTCTTTTTCCATCTCCAACGAGTTTAGAATAATTGGCTTTATATTTTTCTACAATTTTTCTCAACCTAGATACCTTAAATAAAATAGCACAGTGTAT